AATAAAATTTGTTCAGATGGGGGTTGCGTTACTAGCAAACCCTATATTTTTATTGGTGGCAGCGATTGTGGCTATTGTGGCAGCGATTGTGATATTCTTGGATAAGATAGGAGTTTTGCAAAAAATACTCGATGTTTTGATGGCTCCTATCAATTTACTTATTGACGGTTTTTTTGCCCTTACAGACGCGTTGGGATTCACTAATAAAGCAAATGAAAAAACGCGGAAACAAGTTGTAGAAAGCATAAAGGCGTATGAAGAGCAGGCAAAGGCTTTAAAAGAAACAAACAAAAATGAGCAGTTTATAGCGGACGACAAATTGCGTAGGTTAAAGGCACTCGATGATGGCACAAAAGATTATGCCGATAAGATTAAAAAATATGAGCGTGAAGTATTAAAACTCAAATTAGACAACTTTAAAGAGGAAATTCGACTTGCTGAGGACCAGCTTATGCTTATGGTTGGCAGAGGTACTGTGTCAAGAGAAGAGTTTCAAAAACAAAAGGCGTTGTTATTGGATTTGAAAAAAGAAATGCGAACAGCATCGACTGACTTGTTCGTTTTCGACAATACCAAGCCAAAAGCAGTTGCGCCAAAACAAGGGGTGAGCTCTCGTGCGCAAGAAAAGCAAAAAGAAGCCGATTTAATAAAAGAAATTGAAGCCGAAACAGATGCGTTCATTAAGCGATTAGAACGTGAGCGCGAAGATACCCGAATCAAAGCCATCAAAGATGAGATTGAGCGAAACAGAAAAGCGTCATTAATTGAATTGGAGCGCGAAGCAGAGGATATTGACTTCACTAAAATGTCATTTGAGGCAAAACTGGCATGGGATATGTGGTATCTTGACGAGAAAGCACGTATAGAAAAAGAGGCAGCCGCGGCGCGGGCAAAGCAAATCGACGACAATTTGAAAGATGGACTTGCAGCACTTGACGAGCAAAAAGCTGCTGAAGTTGTAGCAACAGCCAAATCCAAACGTTTAGCCAAAGAAGAGGCGGAGTTTAAAAAGGCGTTGAGGGAACAACAATTGCAGGGCACTGTGGACACAACGAGCGCTATATTCGCATCCATACAAGCAAATGCAAAAGAGGGTAGCGCATTGGCTAAGTCTATGGCAGTCGCTCAGGCAACGATGGATACGTACAAAGCTGCCACAGCTGCATATTCGGCAATGGCTGGAATACCTGTTGTCGGTCCAGTGTTGGGGGTTGCTGCTGCTGCTGCGGCGGTGAGCATGGGTATTGCAAATGTTAGAGGCATTTTGAAGACACCAATACCAGGTGATGGCGGTGGTGGCGGTGGTGGCGGTGGTGAAACACCATCTATTAGCGCGAGTATGGGGCAACCACAACAAACGCCTCAAATAAATATGTTTGAAAACAACCAAAACAACCAACCAATAAGCGGAGTTAATAAGGTGGCGGTTGTGGATTATACCGACATTCAAAATACGGGGAACCGTGTTGCTATGTTACAAAATGCAGTATCTTTGGGATAAAATTAAGACTATGATTAAATACGTTAAAGGAAATCAAGAATTTAAGTTAAAGAATTTACCGAAGGAAATTACTCTTTTAGAAATGTCAAGAGTAGCCATAATTTTAAAAGACGGCACTACCTTAAACAAAGTTGATACATATTTAAAAGTGATTGATATTTTGGGAGATAAAGGCTTATCGGATGTTATTTCGTTTACCAACATTCAGCAATTTGCTGACAACTTCCAAAAGGAATCCCCGAAAAAAATTAAGAAAACAATCGAGGTGAACGGGCGCAAATATGTGTACAATCCTGAGCCGAGCGCAAGGGCGGTGTCATTGGTTGAAAAGAACATCACGAACAATAACGGTTTAGTGTATTTGTTTGCGATTGCTTATGAAGACGAGCAGTTGACAATCAAAGAGCACAACGACCCTGCTCACATAAAACACAAAGTTGAATTGTTTGGGGCTAATGTTATGGCAGACGTATCAACTCCCGTATTGGTTAAGATGACCGATTTATTCATTCAAAATACCAAGCAACTGAATGAAGGTTTGGCAGTGGAAACAAATTAATAAGGTTCTTACGGATGGGTTTATCTCGCGAATGATTCTATTCGTTTCTATTTTAACGGAAACACCTGAAGAAGAAGTTGAATTGCTACCTTCAAGCGAACTAATAAAGCGGTTTAAAACGATTCAGCATTTAGGGCAAGTTTCTGAGCAGGAAAAGAAACGTATAAATATAGGGATTGATTTAGATTTAATCAATTTCGCATCACTTACATTCGGGCAGTTTATTGATTTAGAAACGATGGTTTCTGAGGATTGGGAAGGCAATTTTTGCAAAATAGTTGCATCAATCTATCTACATTCTGAGGGGGGTGAATTGTATGAAAAGAAGCCTGAACCATACGAGCATATAAACGTTGCCTACCGTGCTGAACTAATCGAAGAATGTGAAATTTCGGATGTTTACGGAGCGGTTCAAAAATATCTTAAATGGAGGCAAACATTCTTCAATTCTTATGAGTTATTTGCAGACCCGTTTGATGGTTTAGATGAAAACAACGAAGATGACAAACAAGTTATCGAGCAAGAAAAGAAACGCCTGCAAAATAGCGGAGACCAATGGATGAATATTCTAAATTCTTTGACCGATAACGATGTTACGAAATTTGAAGACGTGCTGCGAATGAATGTGTATTTGGTGTTTAACCAGTTGACACATTTGAAATCTGTAACAAAAAACAGCCTTTCTACGTTATAAGCGTGGAGCAAATTGCAGAATATTACGTAACATTAAAACCAACGCATGACAAAGGCAGAAATGCCGATGGAATGCACCATATTGCGTATGTTGAAGACCCTGCTATCGAGGAAATAGGCATATACTTAAACGCCCACGATTCGCGCATTGTAGCGGACGAAGAAATCCAAAAGAACATTTTAGAATACTTACGTGGATGTGGTCAAGAAGTGCCAGCACATTGGCGCGAGGTTACGGACGAGGAATATTTAGCAGCCCGTGAAGTTGAATTAACCACAGACCCAACAAGCCGCGAATCTTATAATGATTTATCAGACCCGAAAGGCGGCGGTCAATGGTTGGTTAGGTATAAATATACGGGACCAAGAGATGACCGTAATAGAACATTCTGCGCTGAGGTTCTATCGTTAGGTAGAATCTATACCGAAGAGGAAATCCAAAACGGCTTGTCAAATCCTGAGTTCGGCAACTATTCTATTTTTGATTACAAAGGTTCGTATGGTTGTCGGCACGTATGGAAGCGTCAAATCTATTATGAAGACTACGAAGATGACGAGGTGCGTAAGGTTGGTTTTGTGCCGCGAGTGGTTTCACGATTAGATGATACCGATGCAACGACTTTAAATGCGTATTTGTCTAAGGACGAAAAGATGCAAGTAGTAGCTCCGTTGCTGATTCCTGAAAAGAAAGTATTTCGCAACGATGAACTTGGGAGATACTACATGATTTTTTCCAAAGAAACAATCACGGAACTTCGCGAAATAGCCCACAACAAAGGTATATTGATGAGCAAAAATTTGTTCAAAGATACTCACGATGGAGGCATAGCGCCGAGCTACATTCTGGACGAGTGGCTTATTGAATCCGAAAACGACAAGGCATATACCGATTATGGATTTAATCCACAGCGCTGCCCGATTGGTACGTGGATGGTGATGAGCCAAATCACAGATAAGGAATATTGGAAAAAAGAAATCAAGCTAAACAAGAAACACGCCTATTCGATAGAGGCGCTTATCAATTTATCAATCATAAAAATGCAGAAAATGGCAGAAACAACAGAAAAGGTTGTGTTACCTGACGGTGAGCATCTCATTAACGGAACTATCTATGTGGTTCAAGGCGGTGAGGTTGTATCGACTAAAGAGGTAACAGAACAGCAAGAAGAAGTCATTGAGGAAGTCGCTGAAAAAGCGGTTGAAACAATGAGCGCAGAAACAGAGGTGAAACCCGAAGAACAGTTATCTGTTCAAACGGAAGAGCCTAAGCCCGTAACAGAAATGGAAACGGCAGCACCAGCCCCCGAAGCGGCAGCGGAGGATGACAGAATGAGTAAATTAGAGTCTCAGATGGGAGAAATGGTTACGGAGATTGCAACGCTTCGCGCGATGATTGAAACACCAGCACCCGTTGAAGATGTCGAAGTTCAAATGAGTGGTTCATTGTGGCGGTCAATCGCTGCTTTGAGAAATAAAAAGTAAAAACATAAAACACATAAAAAATGAAAAATAACGAAACCGTTACATTCAACTTTGGTGAGAAGTCAATCTCACTATCGGCAAGCGACTTCATGAATGGAGTCTCTTCAACTGAGGGCGTTAATGCTAACTTAGCAATGACCGTTGATGCCTCAGCAAACTACGCTACAAATGCGCAGGAGTATTTTACACGTGCAATGATTGGGGACGAGGCGACTCGCACAAAGTTCCGTCAATTGCTTGGTGTGAAAGACCGTGTGAAATTAGGTGGCGTAACTACTACGGGGATTAACGTGAAGCCTTATGCGGCTGTATTTAACCCTGATGATACAACTGTTACTCAGAAAGAGTATGTTGTTCAACCTTTGATGTGGGGGACTAAGTTTGATGTCCGTTCTTTGGAGATTGCTTTCATGTCTGACCAACTTGCAAAAGGTTCAAACAATTTCAGCGATTCATTCGCGTTTATGACGTTCTTCTATGCGGAAGTTGAGAAACGCATTAAAGAAGAAATGGAATTGTTGACGTTCCAAGGCGTTTTGGCTACGGATGGCGTTAATGGTTTGGAGGTGATTTTGCCTGCTGCTGCTGGTATCTTATTGCCAACAGCAGGCAACGGTGGAGTTGCTTCTGCTGTAACACAAGCGAACGTTATTGATAAATTGAAACAAGCAAGAACCGTAGTTCCAAAGGCTATCCGTAAGCATTCAGATTTCGTTTACATTGTTTCACAAAACGTGTTTGACGCTTTGGCTGATGTTGTTTCAGAAGAAAAAGCAAGCGGGTTATACTATCTTGAAGCTGAAACAATGCGTTTCCAAGGTCGTGAGGTTTATCTTGCGGACGGTGCATCTGACAACACAATCATTTGTACTTACTGGGAAAACTTGGTGAATGTGATGGACTTGATGTCTGACGAGGTTGGATTCAATACTGTTGACTTCATGGGGACTACATTGGAGCGTTCAATCGGTATTCGTGCGGACTTTAAATTCCAGCCGTCCTTCGTTAACGCGAATGAGATTTACATCCATTTGTTTGCATAATTGATTGGGGGTGAAATATCCCCCTTTATTTACTAACATTAAAAAATAGAAATTATGCCAGTATGTAGTAGTATAGTAGGGATTCCAAAGGATTGCGGAGACAACAATCAAGGCTCGATTAAAAGAGCGGCGTTGTTGGACTTTGAAGATTTGGCATCCGTAACATTGACAACGGGAGGTACAGCCGACACGGACAACATTGCGAGCGCGATTACGCTTGAGGCAGGGGCATCGTTTGAGGAGTTCTATTTCCCAAAAGACACGAGTTCGTTCACGCAAGAATTGGTTCAAGATTTGGCAGCCGATACACACGGATTTAGCCAAACTTTGACACTTGGTTTTAGACGAATCGACACACGCAAAAGAAACGCTATTAGCGTACTTTGTGCAGGTCGCAGAGACTTGGTGGCTTTGGTTGAAGATTGGAATGGTGATTGGTGGTTGCTTGGACGTGAGCAAGGTCTCCGCGTAACAGCGAGCACGATGAACACGCAAGAAACAAGAACAGCAGGTCAACTTGCTCCTATCACTTTAACAGGCGAATATGAGCCGACTATGTTGGTGAAAGTTCAGACTGCGGTTGCTGAGGCGTTGTTAGCGTAAGTCGAAAATTAAAAAAAATAAAAGGGGAGTGTAACAGCTCCCTTTTTTTTTACGTTAATAGTATGGCAAACTTTGTTATCAGAAAGAACCAAGTAAACAACATTCCTTTGACGCTTTGCGAGCGTTCTCAGCTGGTCAATCCTTACTACCTTATTGTCTTTGAAAATAACTTTAGCACAAGCAATGTGTTGAAATATGCAAGCGTTTTAAACCAAGCGCCATCGAACATTAGATACGATTTAGTAGTGGTTGAAGAAAAAGCCAACCCGAATGCGTTACTTGGCGAAGTCCGTATGTTAGTTGGTGAATGGTCATATAAGGTATATGAAAGCGTGAATCAAACTTTGGATGTATCGGAAACAACGGGTCGCATTTTGCAGCATGGTTTAGTAATTGTAATTGAAGAATGAGATGGAGATATTTGGATTAAATATAAGTTTGGGTAAATCAAAAGAAGTGCCAGCACCAACTGAGCAAAAGGAATTTCACGGGTTTAGGGCGGTGAATACTGAGGGCTTAGATTTAAGCAAACCGTTTGTTGACGACTACAATAGTCGTTCATTACGATTTGTTGAGTTTGGCGAGGGCAATTTATACCCTCAGATTTTGAACCAGTTGTATGTGAGTAGCCCGATGCACCAAGCGTGTTGCAACTTCAAGAAATATGCACTTTGTGGCGATGGATATGAGTGGGAGGGCTACAATGACTTGACCATGCCCGAAAAGATACAAATAGAGCAATTTGAAATCATGTCAGGACTTAAGAAAGGCATTGATAAAATCGCGCTGGATTGGATTAAACACGGGCGCATAATTGCTTTGGTGCGCTTTGATAAAGAGAATAAT